GTTACCGGGCGACAGATAGTTGTTCAGGTTGGGATCGGTGACAACAAAGTTTCTGCCCAGGCCGAAATCGCCGACTTTCAACACCCGGCCCACAGTATCGTCAAGCGCTGAGGTGGTCAGCGTGGCTGCGGCGGCTGTGCCGACATCTAGAGTGGACAACCCTGGGCGCCACGTCCCCCAAGCACTGACGTTGGCGTTATAAGAGCGCCAAGCAGGTTTACCGGTGATGACATCGCGGGCTTCCTGCAGGATGAAACCGTTCGGGTGAGTGGTCACATAGATCAACGGGTAGGTTATCCCAGGGGGGATGTTAGCCGCCGAGCCCGACAGCGCCGCATACCACCCAGGCGCCACGGCATCGTTGAGATTCGTCACTGTCCGATTGACCGGGCCGGTAATGGCCCAATCATCCATGGACTTGAAGTTTGCGTTGATACGACTGAATGCCGTGCGCGCATCGTCGCCATCCTGGCCGCTGGGAGGCGTGCCAAGTCTGATTTGATCAAGAGCCATCCGGCCTCCTGCTTATGGAATCAACATTGAACTGACGTCAACAAGAAACATCTGTTGTCGGTAGAAGAAGGCCACCGGGAAGATATTGGAATTTACCGGTGTACTTGAATAGATCGGGTTTTCCATGAACGATAATGAAGAGCCATTGACCCTAACGCACTTGCCTTCGATCACCTGAAAATACTGATTGTTGCCGTTGGGCCCGCCGCCCTCGATGACATCGAAGCCATACACTCGTGACAGCTGCCCCTGCACCACCGCAAACTGATTGCCTGATGCGGTGAAGTTGAAAGGACCGGTGCCGTTCAAATCCTGATCGAAGAACTGCAAGTAGCGCAGATACTTCCGTCGAGCGTCGAACGTGATATTGCCGGCAGCGTCATAAAGGATCAGACTGAAGTCGTTAGCGGGCTCAACTGGTCGATCGAAAATCCAATATTCAAAGCTGAAATTCCCAACTTGAGCCGGATACCGGCTAAATGCACGAAACGTCCAGGTAACAGTAGTCCCTGATCGGGAAGTTGACAGCAAAACGGTGTCTACGGTCGACGTCCTAAACGCAATGACTGGCGTCTCGCAGTTTGCTCGACTGATGGTGAAGTCGTAGGTCAGAATCCCCCCTGCCGAGAACGTTACCCGCTGGGAGTGACGAAGCGAGTAGTTGAAATAGTCATCGCTGATCATCACCGATGATCCATCCGCATTTACAAACTCAGCGAAACTCATAGGCGTATTCCGTAGACCACCTGCGCAGCCGCCCGCTGCCCAGTTCCAAGGGCTTCCCACGCCCAGCTAAGCGTGGTCCCACTGATAATGAGCTTGGGGGCGCGGAACGACTGGGCGCATTCGGTAACAGCTGCAAACGGTGTGCCGCCGGAAAAGGCCGGTACCGCGATAGCGCTCGGCTCCGTACCGGTATTCACCGTCCCCAGCACACGGGTGATCTTGGTCTCTGGACTGATCTCAAGATTTCCAGCCTCGTCCCAGATATACAAACCGATCGTCATGGTTGCCCCAACAAAATTCGGCGTCTGCCGTTGGTGTCGTAGAAAGCGAGCGAATTCTGGGAAATGTTCAACCGGCCTTGGCCAGAGACCACCCCGTTGATCTCAACTTGGCTTGTGACGAAGTTGATCCTGATACCGCTCTGCCCTGGAACGTAGTTCGCGCTTTTCAACTCCCCGGTGATGATCAGGTTGATGATGTCGGCCTGGTTGATGATCGCGCTGTTCATGAACACCTGGCCGTTGTTGATCGCGAACACCGATTTCGGCGTGCCGCCTGGCTGGTTCATCACCGCGAACAGATCGGCGAGGAACAAGACCATGCTCTGCATGCCGCTTGGCGTGTTCTCGACGCCAATGCCCATACCGGCGCTGTAGTAGCGCCCGTTCACGTCCACCCCGACCTTGATGTTGCGGGTGGCATGCACCTCGTTGCCGAGCCCCACGACTGCCGAAGAGGTGTCCTGAACCAGAGCCTTAGTGCCATTCAGATCAGCGGTGAGCGTCCCAAATTGCTGAGCTCGCGCGCCGGCCTCGTCTACCACCGCCTGAGAAACACTCTGGATCTCGCTCTCTGCCTCACCGACCCGGGCTGTCAAAGTGTCAGTGGTGCTGGCGAGTGCAGAAACGTTATCCGTGAGCGTTTCCACGCTGCGCACGACTCGCGCCAGGTTGTTGTCCACCTGAGCCTTCACTTCAGTCACCTGCTTGGCGATTGCCATGTCAGCCTGGGCGAATGCTGAGTAGATCGAGAACGCACCGGCATAAGCGCCCTGCTCGCCGGCTCGCCAGCTGGTCGCGCCAGCCATCCGTGGTGCAACAGCAGCCTCGACGCCAAGAATCCGGCTTGCCATCGCGGTCAGCTCGCCGTTGATTTCCTCAACGCTGGTTTCAACGCCATCCACACGCACCGCCAACGCAGACACTAGGTCACCCAGGGACGCATAGTCGCCCAGGTATTCCCAATAGGCTGCGTCGGTGACCGGGGTGCCGGCCGGAACATCCACCTTCGCCCGATACAGCTTGCCGTCGTGCTTGACGAGGGTGCCGGAGAGGTATGGCTTGCCTGACGCCCAGTCCTCCGCCCCGGCCAGATCAGCCAGTTGTGCTGACAGCGAATCGATCTGGTTCTGCAGCGCCTGGTCGCCAGCCTTGAACCGCTCGTTCACAGAGCCCAGGCCTTCGCCACTGATCTTTTCGATTTCTTTGAGCAGATCCTGGCCCAATTGGGTCTCGGTGATCTTGCCGGTGATGTAGTCGAGAATCTCTGAAGCATCGGCGCTGGATTGGCCGTACACCCAGTCCGTCCATGGACCCACGTTTCCGGTGCGGTCGACCAGTCGGCCACGGAAGTACCTGACAACGCCGGCTGCCATGCCGCTATGAAGGCAGCTGGGGGTCGGGTATGCCTGCTGACCCAAGCCTTCAGGGTTCTCTCCGCTGAACGCAGACGACATCTGCAACTCGGTGTAGGCCGTGTCCTCCGCGCCTGGTGGGAAGCCCCACTCCAGGCGAATGCCGAAGACCTCCGACTTGGTGCGCAAGTAAGCCAGCGCCGCCGGCGTGCCTTCCTTGCCCTTCAGCTCGGTGAGCGTCGAATCACGCCAGATCGAGGTGATGTCGAAGGAGCTGACGGCGCGTACGCGGGCCAGATACGCGCCCGCGTAGATGCCGACCACGTCCACCGAGGTAGTTCCGGTCCGCTGCAGGCGTACCCAGTTGCCGTTGTCCTTGCGCCACTCCACGTCATAGGCCACAGCACCCTGCACTGCCGGCCAGGCGATAATCATGGTGCTGACGGCGATGCCCTGATCCACGGCGTAAGCCGAGGTCAGCGAGACGCTGGCCGGCGGTGGCACGACGGTTATCGGGATGACGCTGATCGGGCGCTCGTCCAGCTTGGCGCCGGTGTCGATGGCCGCGAACTTGCTCGGATTGAACTCGAGCGCCGTGATTTCGTACTCCCCTTCCTGGGTTCGCACCGTTTTCAGCACCCGGAAGAGCTGTACCGCCAGGTCGTCGTAGTCGATTGCCCATTGCAGCTCAGGCTCTGCCTGCACGCCGTAAGCAACGGTCACCGTGACGGCTCGGCCGCTGACCGATTGCACCGTGCGCGCCTGGGCTGTTCCGTTCGGCAGGTTCAGGATCAGGCGGTCACCGGCTTTGATCGGCGTGTCACGGTCCAGTGTCACGACGCGACCGGCAGCCGCAGAGATCCGCCCGCCATTCGGACGGCCCGCCACCAGCTCATCAGCTACAGGAATGACGTAGCCCGGCAGCGGAATACGCCCTTCCATGCCGGTTTTGAAGGTGACGGTGCGGTCCTGGCTGTTGCTCAACAGCGCCCATTTCCCGCGGCGTTGGGCTTCGGAGGCCCGAGTGCAGCCGATGGCCGAAATCTCGATTGGCCGGTCCCGGTACCGGCGCTGGAGTGCTAGGTCGGTCACCGGAATGACGTCGGTGTCATAGTTGTTGGCCGGGTTGTCGTAGCTGACCAGGGCGCGACTGTAGTGGGTGTTGCGCTCGGCGCCGCCATATACGAAGTCGCCGTCGATCACGTTGGCCCGGGTGAAGACGTAATCGATGTCCTGGGCGCGCGGCATGTCCGCCTGCAAGAACAGCGAGCCGTGGGCCCAATACACCATGCCCCGGTAGATAGCGGCCAAGTCACGTAGCAGCGTCCAAGCCTCGGCCCGCCCTTGCAGGTTCATATCGCACAAATAGCGCGGCTCCTGCCCGCCCATGCCGTCCGGAACCAGCTGGTCGCAGTACTGCGCGATGCGGTACATCTCCCACTTGTCGACCATCCACGACTTGATGCGCTTGCCCAGGCCGAAACGATCCTCGACGCACAGGCCGTAGGTGACAAATGCAGGGTTGTTGGTCCACGCCTGCTTTAAGGTGCCGTCCCATACGCCCGTATAGGTGCGGGTCTCTGGGTCGTAGTTGCTGGGCACCGGCCAACGCTTGGCCTTGCACCTCACGGTGACGGCCGGGATGTTCTGGAACTGCTGAGCATCAAATTCGATGTACAACAACGCGGTATTCGGGTACCGCAACTTCTCGTCGATGATCTCGGTGTAGCCCGCGATCGTCATCGTGTCGCCGATGGTGCCGCTATTGGCGTTGGGGGTGATGCGTCGCACGCGCAGCATCCAGCCGGAGGTAGCCGCCGGCAGGTTGACGCGCACCGACCGCTGGTAGCCGTTGGTTGTTTTGCCGTCCACGGCCCCCCGGTTTGCTTCGACGTATGCGCCCCCATCAGTGGCTACGTCGATGGCGTACTCAATGCGGTAACCGTTGGTGTTGCCGCTGCTGTCTTGCTGCACTAGGCGCGGCCAGGACATGCGCACCCGTACCGCAGAAAGCTGGGTGTTGCTCAGTGCCCGGGTGAACGGGTTGTCGCTGCGCAATTCGACGTTGAAGGTGGTCTCGTTCTCGATCGAAGGGATACCCTGGATATAATCCTGCTCGACAGAGCCAGAGCGCCACTCCCACTTCACACCGGGAAAGTTCACGTTGCCGCTGGCATCCATGATCGGCGTATTGTCGAGGTAGATGTCTCGGTCGGTAGGCGTACCGTCGAACTCGCCCTCGCCCACGGCCAGCAGGATCTTGGCGATGTTCGTCGACTGAAGGCTATCCGGCGCCTCGACAGGGGTTTTCGGCTTGCTCTCGCCGCCCTTGGCGCCGGTGATTTCCAGGTGATCTGTCGGGCCCATGCTTTCCTCCGGGCAACAAAAAACCGCCCGGAGGCGGCCTGTAAGCTGAATTGGCCCTAGGCCTTGTCTTGTGCCTCGATAGAGGCCGAAATGATCGCCCCACCCCATCGCCGCTCGCCGATGCAGATTGGGACGGGGTTTCCGCTGGCAGTAGTGTTCTTGGCGCTACCAAAGGCATAGCTGGGAAGATTCTCGGGAGCCGCACTTTGCGACAATCCGGCAGCTTGAGGACTGAGCATCTGAATTACACCGCCTGCCATGTTCGCGATACCCGCGCCGAGCAACGCCGTACCCAAGCCCCCCGTAGCGAAGGTTGACGCGACGATCAGAACAGCTCCAAGCACCACCTGCAACAAGCCTCCACGCTTGCTTCCTTCAAGGACTGGAGCAATCCGGACTTCGCGAGTGCCAGCGCGCATCAAGTCGCCTTGGCCAACATTTTTACCATTCCGGAAGATGGCGAAACGCATGCCAAGGCCGGCGAGCCTTCTCACCTCCTCGCTGAACCCCTCAAGAGTGGCGTTCAGTGCCTTGAATACCTCTACGGTTGCACCGCTGTCGATTTGACGTCTGTGAATGCGCCCAAACTTCTTAGCGAGTGAGCCAGATAGCTTGATGACAGTCAGTGGTTGGTAGTGTGCGGCTGTTGAACTCATCACGGATCCCCATGAACGAAAAACCGCCCGAAGGCGGCTTTGTCAGTTGTATTCCAGATAGGGCCCTATGTAGACCCCACTCATATCAACGCTGATTCGGTAAAGGCTTTCCTTGCCTTCTCGTACATTCCCGGCGATCGACCTCACCGCCATGCCGGCACATATCCCAGAATCGGTTAATCCAATGCCGACATCGGGCTGCCCGACAGGCAAGAAGAAGCTTGCGCGCTGGCCAGGACCGACCTTTGCAGACTTCTTGCCATTGATGTAGACCACTACGTCGCAGCCTGATCCCCTTACACCGGAGTCGCGCACTACTGTCAGCGTTCCGGAAGGCTCTTGAGGCTTGGATTGGTGAGCGAACAGCTCATCAACTGGCACAGGCGTCGCCTGACTCACAGGCGTGACAGATGTGGCGCAACCCGCCAACAAGGCCAGCCCAAGCGCACCGAACAGAATTCGCATGTCATCCCTCCCTGAAATCAGGGAATGTATCACTTGGCGCCGCGGTGACGCAGCACCAGGCGCGTCCGGTCGAGCCATGGCCCGCCGAACACGACGATTTCTGATGGCCGCCCCAGCAGGTGGTGCAGCATGAACGGGCCAGGCCCGAAGACCTCCACCGCTTCCTCTGGCAGCCGAGCGTCAGCGCCCAGGTAGATGCCGGCGTGGTTCGGGTGAGCCGTTCGGCCGACGGCCATGACGATCATGTCGCCGCGTTGCGGCTGGCTGACCTGGTAGAAGCCGGCTGCCTCATAGGCCTGCTCGTAGAGACTCGGGCCATCTGCCTGCTCCCACCAGCCCTCTTTCCGAGTATAAGCCGGGAAATCCAGGCCCCATTCTCGTTTGTACCAGTCCGCGCAGACCTGCCAGCAGTCCCAGGCGCCGTGCACGAACGGCCTCCCAAGCAGCGGTGCGTGACCGGTCGGCGTAACAGTGCGCAGGTCACCCTCCGGCCAGGACAGGATGTACCAGGGCAGCCCAGTGGCCTCGCACATGGCCAGGTCACGGGGTGACGGCCTGCTGGTGGCATCCGGATGCGAGTGCACGATGCCGATCACCTCGCCATGGTCTTCAGCCGCGGCGTACTGCTCCGGCGAGATGCGGAATTCCTCTGTAGCGTCGGTAGCGGTGTTGTCGCACGGGATATACCGCTGCGCTCGCCCCGCGGAGATGAGCAGCCCGCAACACTCACGCGGGTATTCCGCCGCAGCGTGCGCTTGCACGGCGGCCAAGATGTGTTTGCGCATGGTCAGCTCCGTGCGATGAGGGAAACAGCCGGGAAGCCGCCAAAGGGCAGCTGGTTGCCCTGGCCGAAGCGAACGGTACAGCCTGAGTCGAGGCAGCCGTTGCATTGGTCCTTGGCCGGTTCATCCGTGGGGTTGCCGTCCAGATCGTAGTAAGGCCCGGTGTATCCGCAGTTAGGACCACGGTAGCCTGCAGTCATTGCCCAGTGGCATAGCTGGGTCATCTGCCGGCCAATCGTCTCCCCGCCCACGTCGCCAGGGCTAGCCAGTTCCCAAGAAACCATGGTGCCGTTCTCGGACACCTTCTGGTCGATGTACCAGACCTCGATGGCTTCCTCGGTCGGATCAGCCTCCGGGTTGCCTGCTGGAAAGTTCAGCGCATCCAGGTAACGCGCCATCGTGTGGCGCATGGTCAGCTTGAACTCGAGTAGGTTATCGAAGGCCAGGCACAGGGCCGTGATTCGGCCGTTGACGTTGCCCACGGTCAGCGTGGGGCGCACGGCGGTACCGTCCGAGTTCGCTTCGATGCCCTCGATCTGCATGGGCCAGGCGCCATACTCGTTGCCCTGCCACCAGATCGACTTGGCCGGCAGCTGGTCGGCATTCGCGCCAGCCGCTGCCAGTTCCTGGGGCGTATGCGGTATCGCGTGCCCATGGAATCGCAGCGTGTCCGCCCCGAAATCGGAGCCGTCCAGCTCGAACAACAGGATTTCTGCGCCGGGTTCCAGCTTCTGCAGCTGAGTGATCAAGGTCATGGATGAAATGCTCGTTCAAAAGTAGCTGTCAGCACCGCCACACCGCCCGGCTTTCGCTGCTGCCGGAACGTCTCACACCGGTACAGCCCAAGGACACCTTCGGGGTTCGTCCACAGAAATGACGTGGCGCCCTGGTGCCGCCGGATGAACGCCAGGATAGGCGCGACCTCGTCAGCCAGACCGCCGAACGACAGCGCCCAGCTGTCAGACTCGGCGTTCAGGCCATCAGTAGACACCTGGGCGTAGTTGTCACCGAACTGTGATTTCCGGGTGCGCAAGGTGCTGTCACCGCTGGCCTCGTCGTCCGGCGTCCAGGTGAAGGTTTCGATCGCCATCAGCGTCTCCCGTTACTGTTTCGATAGCTCACGCCACCTGCCCGCCAGGAAGCGGCAATGGCCCGCTCAGCCACCCCTTGCATCTGCTGCTGGAGGTTTTGCTGAAGCGCAGTGCTGTCCAACTCCATGCCGTCTGCACTGCGGTCCTCAACGCTCACCGAAACCGGTACGTTGAGCTGAACCACCGTGGACCCGCCCCCGCTGCCGCCAACCACCTGGACCCCGAGCGATCCGTCCGAGCCCCTGGCCAGCGGCATGATTGCCTCAGGCCCTGCCTCGCCGGCAACGCCCAAGCCGCCATTTGCCATGCCGAAGGCAGTCGGCCGGCTCAGCACGCTGTTAGTGAACGCACCGCCCTTGGCGAACAACTGCACTCCTCCAGACCAAGCGCCGCCCAGCGCCTGAGGGAAGTACGCGCTGCCGTAGCCAGCCTGCGACGCACCGAGGTTCGACGAGACGGCGCCCGCAGAACCGGGCGTCATGCCGTTACCGGAGCCGCCGCCGAAGTAGCTGCCCACCGCAGACACACCCAGGCCGACCAGCCCACTCAGCAGAGAGCTTGCGGCCTGCTGGCTGGCGATCCTGGCCATATCCGAAATCACACTGCTGGTGAAGTCCCTGAAGCTGGCTTTGCCTTTGATAGCGAAGTCGGCCAGGCTGTCGCGTGCGGTATTGAAACCCGTCGTGAGCATGTCATCGGTTGCACCGGCAACGTTCGCGGCATCGGCCTGGATGTTGGCCCAGGCTCGTTTGGCGCCATTGCGGTAGTCCCGCTGCGCCTGCAGCCTTGCCTCAAAGCCGTCGACTTCCATCTGCAACTCGCGGGCCTGGTAGTCGGCGAGGTCGGCCAGCCGTTCCTCATATGCGCTCTGACTGAGTCGCCGGGAAACGTCCTCCTGCTGCTCTTCCAGCTGCCGGCGAGACTCTGCGTACTTCTGCCGTACGGCATTCAGCCTGTCGGCCTGCTCGCGATCATCGTCTCCCATCCCAACGCCCGCTACATCTGCGTTGATGGCGTCCTGCCGGGTCTGGAGCACCACCTCCATGGCCTTGCGGTAGGCCTCGGCGCTGTTGCGCCGGATTTCCGCCAGCTTTTTCTCTTCTTCCGTCCGCTTCTGGATGGTCGTATCGGCGTAGGCCGTGTTCAGGTTCTTGATGCCGAGTTCCATCTCGGCGGCGGTGATCTTGCCGGCGGCCTGAGCTTTACGCAGCCCCTGCACACCTTCTGCCAGGTCAGCGAGCCGCTTCTTCTCCGGCAGCGCCCGGTCGATGATCGCGTCTAGGGCCTTGATCTCGTCCTTCAGGGCCTTGGTGCGGTCCTTCGTGCCTTCGGTGGCGTCCTTGTTCGCCTTCTTCTGCGACTCGATCGCGCTGGCCGCCGACAGGATCGCCAGGCGGTCAGCTTCGGTGAGGTCCGTGTTTTCTGCGATGTAGCGGTTGGCGATCTTGGTGGCATCGCCGTTGTCCTGCAGGCATGCCAACTGCGTTTGCAGCGTCTCCAGGTAAGTCTGGCCTGCCGTGCTCATGCCGGCCTTCGCGGCATTGTTTGCCTGGGTGGCCGACGTGTTTTCGTCGGTCACACCGGTGAGCACCCGCAGGGTGTCGGCGATCAGGCTGGAGCGCTGGTCGGCGTCACTCACCGCCCCCGCCTGGGTAACCCACTGCTGCACAGTACCGGCCGGCAGCTGCAAGCGGTTACCGACTTCCTGCAGGATCGGCGATAGCCCCTGCCCAGCGGACCGCGCTTCGTTCAGCCGATCAATCAGGCCCTGGTATTCCGCCAGCTGCCGGTTGTACTGCCCGCCCGAGTCGCGCGCAGGCGCAGTGACCACGGCAGAGCGAATGGACTGGGCAAGGTCACCGTAGGCGTCCTTCACCTTATCGGTCGCGGTGACCTGCTCCTGCTGCCATTTGACCAGCGAGGCTTCCCGCTGGTCTTTGTTGAGCTTGGCGAACTCTTCCCGCAGCTGAGCCACGGGCTTGTGCAGATCCTCCAGGCTGACCCCGGCCTGATCGGCGTTGTTGCTCAGCAGCATGAAGCTGGCAGCGGCTGTGCCAGCCAACAGCGCTAGGCCCATCGGGCCGCCCAGCACACTGAGCAGGCCCGCACTGACGGTGCGCAGGCTTGCCTGCGCTGTGGCTACCGCGGCTGTAGCAGCGGCCTCGCGCTGCCGCGCCTGGGCCAGCTGGATAGACATCTGCGTCTGCACCGCTGTACCGCGCGCCGCCGCAGCCTTGCGAGCGGCAAGGATGGTGACGGTCTCAGCCTTGCGCTGATCGGCGATAGCCGCCTGCACCACAGCCTCTGCCTGAGCGATACGAGCCGACCTGTCGGCCAGTGCCGCTTTTACAGCCAGGCCAGACTTGGCAACGTAGTTGGTGAGCGCGGCCACGCCGGCGCCGCCCATCGCTACCGCCACAAGTTCAACGTTGTCCGCCAGGGCGATCAGCATGCTCGACAGGCCGGCTACAGCGCCAGTCTTCTCCTCCATGCCGCCGAGGAAAGTCTGTACGGCGTTGCCGATGTTCACCAACGCATCCTGCACGCTGGTAGACATGTCAGCCGCAGCCTTGCGGTTGGCCTCCACGGTGCGCAACAGGCCGGTGTTGATGTCATCAAGCGACAGCTTGCCCTGCACACCAAGCCTGCGGATTTCCTCAGCACTCTTGCCGGTGGCAGTGGCGATCGCAGTGACGATAGTCGGCATGGCTTCTTGAATCGACACCCAGCCATCGGCTTCGACTTTGCCGGTCTGCAGCGCTTTCGAATAGGCATCCAGCGCAGAGCCTGCCTTGTCGGCGGCTGCGGCGTTGGTCACCAGCAAGAAGCTGAAGCTGTCAGTGATGTCGAGCGTTTGCTGAGTGTTGAAGCCCAGGCTGCGCATCACCTCCGCAGTGCGGATGTACAGCTCCTGAGCCTCGGCCAGGGGCCGGTAGGTTTCCTGGGCCGTGCGCAGCAGGTGCTCCTGCACCATCTGGTATTCGCCAGCACTGCCAGCGGCAGCCTTCATCCGGTCTGACATCTGCCCGTAGGCGTCGACCTGCTTGATGATGCCGCCAATGATGCCTGCCCCGGCCACTGCGGCGAAGGCGCCACGGATCAACACACCGGCCTGCTGCGCCGCGCCACCCGCACTGTCGAACGCTGAGTCCACTTGAGCGAGGTTGCGGTCGATCGACTGCGAGGTGCGCGCCACCACCTGGTCAGCGCTGGCCAGCTCGCGGCGCAGCTGCGCCGTGGTGGCCTCGATCTGGACCAGCATCCCCTGGACTTGTTGGTCGGCCATGCAAATCTCCAAGCACAAAAAAGCCGCCCGGAGGCGGCACGCTATCTACTGTTTGGGCCGCCCTCGCAGGAAGCTTTTCAACTTTTCCGCCACGCCCTGCCGGGTGGGCGGCTTCGCGGCGGTAGCCTGGCCTTGTGCCTGGCCACGCCCTGTCCAATCGAGCCGGGCATCGAGCGCGAGCATGATGTGCGGGATCGGGGTGTGCCACGCGGTATCGGGCGGCCAGCCAAGCCAGCCTGTAGCCACGCCGAACAGGTAGTCAACGTAGCTCCCGTTCTTCACTGCGCTGTGCTGGCCGCCTCGTCCTTTCCCCGGGCGGCCACGCTCGGCGGCACCGGGTTGAGCAGCACGGTAATAAAGTCGGTCAGCTGCCCCGACACCTTGGCTACGCCCGTGCGGAACACATCGCCCGCGATGACCGCGTGCTCGTCGGGCTTGAGATTGGCGCCGGCGATGATGATGTCCGCACAGGCGGCGATGCTCATCAGCCTCATGGAGTCCAGCGCCGCACGCAGCCCGCCGAAGCGGGATTCGATGAGCAATGCCGCTTCCAGAGTGGGCTTGAGGGTGTAGCTGCGGCCGCCGACCACGAGCGTGGCAGTGCCGTACAGGGCTTCACTCATTGGGATTCTCGCAGTAAAGGACGAGGCTCAGCCCCGCCGATCAAGGGACAGCCGGGCCGGCCGGGATTTCGATGATGTCGGTGTTGATCGCGAACGTCATGTTGCGACGCACCACGTTGTCAGCCGAACCTGCGGCCACGGTGTTATTCATCACCTTCACACCGAAGTAGAAGGTGGTGGGCAGGATGGCGGGGGTAGAGGTCGGATCGCCGTCGTTGAGCGTGATCTTGACGTTGTAGTTGCCCTTGGTGCGGTCCTTGTGTGCGACCGCCACCGCTTTCTGGCCAGCATCGCCTGCGTCCAAGCCGACCGCCAGGGTCATGTTGCCGGCGTCGGCGGTGCCCTTGTACTTACGCACGCGGCCGTCGCTCAGCGCGGTGAAGTTCACGGCGCTGAACGTATCGCCGAATTCGCCCAAGTCTTCGATCTCGCCCACCTGGACATAGGTGTCGGCCTCGTACTCGGCAAGGGAAGCAGGGGCGGTCTTGCCACCGAACGCCAGCCGGCAGCCGGCGGCGGTGTTGAGATTGTCTTCGGCCATGGGGGATCCTCCAAATGGCATTGGATAAAGCCGCTGCGCGGCCGGTAGGTGATTCAGTGGGTCGTGATCACGCGGACGGTGATCGCGCCTTGGTAAGTGATGCCGTCAGCATCGCGCTGGGCGTCGGCCTGCTCGACCCTGACGGATACAGCGCGCCCCACCTCCAGAGGAAGCCGGCGCTCGTCCAGGGCAGCGATGACTTCGCCGTTGATGCGCTTCACCTCTGCCTGGCCCACGGCGTCGGACCAGACAGACAGGTACAGCAGGCGCGTTTCGCGCTTGCGACCTGAGATCGGGGTATTGTTGACCGAGACCTCCCGATCAATGGAGACGTATGGCATTTCCGCATTCAGCGGTGCACCGTCGTAGATCGGGCAGCTCACCTCAGCCTGGAGCCTGGCAAAGATGGCTTCCTGCAAGGCCAGCGATGGATCAGCCATTGCCTACCCCCTGGCTTGCCTTGCGTAGCGTGCGCTGCACAGCCGCTTCGATGTCGGCCATCACATACTCCCGGTTGACGTCTATCGATGGACGAAGCCAGGGATGTGCCGGCCTGGCCGGAATCTCTGGATATTTGCCAAAGAAGTGCGTGCCATCGCTCTTATTGCTGTCGCGCCGGTATCGATCACCGGCCCGTTTGCCGCCGGTGTAACCCTTGGTGCCGTACTCGATGAAGCGCAAGTAGAAGAACCGCCGGTTGTCGCGCTTGCCGCGAATGCCGATCTGGGCGTCTAGGCCACTGGGCGACACATATACCCGTAGTGCAGCAGCGGCCGCGCCGGTGTCCTTGGGCATCAACTGCTTCTGGGTCTCCAAGACGCGGTTTGCCGCCTCCAGCATCGCCGGCTGCAGCTCGTTGTCCATCGTCTTGTGGATGTTGCGCAGCGTCCGGCGCAGCCGGATATCGCCGCGAATGCTGGACCGACGCGCCATAGCCTACTCCTTGGCCGGGGCCGGTGCCTTCGCGGGCTTTTCAGCAGACGCGGATTCGTCTTTGATTTCCACGGCGTATCCACGAGCGATCAGGCCTTCGCCATACTCCTTCTTGACCTCGAAGATATCGCCTTTCTCGCGCTCGCCAGACGCGCCGGTCAGTGGGCCCAAAGCTTGAATTTTCATTGTTCACCTCATGGGTTCGGTACCGATGAGCAGAGCAGCCTCATCAGGGTGTTCTCGTTGTCCGGCAACACTGCTTCGACTTGGTAAGTGATCCCGCGGCGCGTCAGACGCGACCCGACAACGATGTCCGAGCGCGGTCTGGCAATGATTTCAGCCGTAACAACTGCACTCAGCTTTTCCGCGACTGCCGTTACGCGCCCTGTAGGGGTGCGGACTTCGCCCCACATTTCAGGGCGAGCCCCAGGAAGCCACGTCACTGTGGCTCCGCCGGACTTATTGCGCTCTTCATGTCGGTGGGTCACCTCGAATCGGTGACGAAGCGGCCCGGCTCTCATACGCCCCACCCGATACGGTGTGGGGTAAGAAGCGCCTTCGAACCTTGCGGCAGTTCGGTGGCGATAGTCCCGATTACAACGTCCTCACGGTTCCCGTAAAGGTGGCCGAGAATCAGCAAACAGGCAGCCTTGATCTGCTTGTTGCTGACCATGGGAGACTCGCCGGCATCCCCGGCGGCGACAGCCTCATCCAGCGCCTGCTGATCCTCATAGATGCGGCGGTTCAGATAGTCCATCGCCTGACCTTCGGCCGCCTCGATCAGTAGTTCCAGGTATGCGTCATCGTCGTCAGGATCCCGCAGGTGATGCCGGGCGATGGTCATGCTGATGACCGGCATGTCGCTACTCCTCCAGCGGCTCGAACGATGCCAGCTTCCGCTCCACCAACTCCTCTGCATGCCTGCGTGGCACCCGGTAAGCGGGACCGCCGCGGCGACGCAGTTCGCCCTCGTCCATGTAGGACCGCATCGGGTAGATCTGAAGAGTTGCTGGATTGGGGTTAGCGGCAACCTCACCCTCTCCAGCTGACTGATCGGCTTCGTCGGTGCGGTCGTTCAGCGCTGGCCCGATCTGGCCTGCACCTTCCGATGCCCCCGCTTCCGTAGCGGGAGCTTCGGCACTGGCGGCTAGGTCGCTTGCAGCGATGTCCGATCCGGCACCCGAGTCTACCGGTGTTTCCGGCAGCGCCTGCTCTGCGCTCTCACCCGAGCCTGGAGCTGTTGCGGGAGCGCCCGACTCGCCAGGATTTGACGAGGCTGTATCACCAGGCGAAGGGGGCAAAGCCCCATCCACGGCCTGGCCGTCGCTGGTTTCAGTGGTCGAGACAGGTTCCTTCGGCTCAACCGTGGACTCTGGTTTTTCCTGTTTACGTGCCATGGGAGTACTCCAATCGGGCGTCATTGCTGACGCCCCTAGCCAGAGAAATCAAGGAGTGATCAGCGGACCGGTAACGAACGCCTCATCGCGGTAAATCGCAAAGGCCAGACGCTCTTCAGCACGGATCGTGGCCATGTTGTTCTCGAAGTCCTTGTCGTTCTCGGTCGAGATCAACACTTCGATTTCCATGCGGTCGAAAATCTGAGCGCCGAGCTTGAAGGCTCCGACCAGGAAGTCGTTCTGTGTCATGGCTTGGGTGGAAACCACTGGGCGATTCCAGAGTTTCGCGTTGGTGCCCTCCTGAGGCTGGCCGATGATGTAACGGCCTTCACCGTCCTTGGTCAGCTCGATGGCCGCCCAGTCGATCGGGTTGAGCACGATGCCATCCGAAGGGAACTCCGCCAGTTCGGCTTGCAGCAGCGCCAGGCGCAGGCGGTCAATCCGTTGCTCGCCCACTACTGTCACGCCAGCGGGCTGGGCGTACAGCTGAGCGACTGTCATCAGGCCTTGCAGGTTCGCGCCAGTGCCGCTGCCGTAGAGCAGCTGGGCTTCTTCAGCCATGTTCAGGCCGTAGCGTGCGCGAGCGTCGATGTAGCTCTGCAGTGCCTTGGCATCATCGAGCATCTGGCGGCTCGCTTTGAACAGGTGAGCGATGGTACGGACGTTTGCGGTCGCCAGGGCGAAGGTGATATCGGAGTACGGCTTTGCGGTACCCTCCGCGACCGTACGCGCGCTGTTGGTGTACCCAGTTTCACGGATGTACTCGATGGAGTTCGACTCCGTCTCGCCCGGCGCCACCAAGTCGCGGATCGTCAGTCGGCGCTGCGGCGGCGCGACGACACCTGGCAAACGCTGAGCGGGAACCAGGTCGCCGCCGGTAGCAGTGGTGATAGCCGCGCGCGGCACGGAGACGCGACGCGAGCCGCGGAAGGACGAGTTCATGTCCTGCATTTCTTCGCTGCCGATCACCAGGGCACCCACCGACTTTTGCGGTTCCTCCTGATGAGAACGGTCACGGCTCGCATTCACGAGCTTCTGCTCAGCCTCGCCCAGGCGCGCCTGCAGCTCGCCCTGCTTGGTCAGCATCTCATCGACCTTGGCGCGGGTTTCGGTGTTCATCTCGCCGCTGGCCTTGATCTGTTTATCGACCGCCTCGGCCTGGCTTTTGATCTGGTCGCCAATGGCCTTGAGGCTGGCGTTGAGTTCCTTGACTTGGGCTTCAAAGTCCATGGTCACTTTCCTTTCAGAGAATTGAGGAGATTGGTTGCCGCGCTCAGAGAGGCGGAAAGGTCTGGCGCGACAGCGCGGGGCTTATCGGTCGGGGCAGCGTTATGCGTGCCCCCGCCGGCAGCGCGAGGCATACCGGACTTGAAACTGGCGAACAGTTCGCGGCGCTCGGAACGAGGCATTCCGCCCTTGGCCAGGGCTACGTCCATCGCCTTGAGCGCATTGGCCTGGGCGGCGTCTTCGGTTTCGCGCTCGGTGACTTCGGTGGACGACAACAGCCCAGTGGCCAGGCCGAGTTCCACAGCACGCTTGCCGCGGATGTAGGTTTCGTCGTCCATCAGTTCGGCCATGTCTTCAGCCGACTGCCCGCTGGTCTCGGCATAGAGGTCGGCCATCGCCGCGTCGAACTCCTCCATGTCGTCGGCGATATCGCGCAGGTAGTTGCGATTGCCAGCGAGCCAGGTCCAGCAGTTGTGGATCATGAGGAAGGCGCTGCTGGCCACCTCTCGCTTCTTCCCCGCGAGGAAGACAATCGAAGCAGCGCTGGCCGCCATGCCGAGCACTTTGGTGGTGACCTCGTGGCTGTGCTCTTGGAGGCGGTTATAGATGGCGATGCCTTCGAACATATCGCCACCTGGAGAATTGATGTAGACGGTGACATCACGCTCGCCGATTGCCCGCAAGGCGGCGTCGATTCGTTTCAGCGTGACGCCCTCGCCATACCAGTCTTCCCCGATCACGCCGTACACCGTGATGGTGTCCGAGGTGTTCTCGACGGCCGCCTGGATCGCGGGATTCCATTTATCGAGCGCGCGCGGGCTCATCTCGCTGCGCAGGCCGCGAGACTGGATCTTGTGTTTCATGGATTACTCCCGAGATTTACTTTTCCAGCTGTTGAAGCCAGTTCATCAGTGCGGCCCTTGCGGCCTGACCATCGTCTTGCTTGCCCAGCTGGTCCAGCGGCACCAGGTTCGACTGAACCGTCAGAACGTCACCGCCTGGCATGTGAGGCATGTTGTCTTTTCGCCGCCCTTCGTTGCGGGTAATGAAGCCGTTCTGGGCCATCGTGCTGAGGTACGCCGCGCGCCCAGAGCTGTCGGCCCGCAGGAACGCTTCGAGCGAGAACTCCGAATAGAAGTTGATCCGGTCTACCGCAGTCATGCACCACTTGTTCACACACTGCTCGATCGGCGCCGTGAAGGACATAATGCAGTAGGTGAGGAACGCGATCTGCTGCTGTTCCAGGCCGGTGCCCCAGTTACTGCCCTTGTCAGTCTTCATCACCATCCAGGGTGGGACGCCGAACCATCGGCAAATCTCCTCGATGCTGTGCCCTCTCGACTCCAGCAGTTGCGCGTCAGCGGGGTTGATGCCGATCATCTCCGGCTTCACTCCTTGCTCAAGCACAGGACTTTTGCCAGCGTTCAGCGCCCCGGAAATGGTCTTGACGTACTCACGAAACTCAACGCGCTGGGCCGGGTTCAGCGTCTTGTCCACCGAAAACGCGACCGTAGGCATCATGCCGTTGCGGAAAGTGCTGTTGGCCGCGTCGTCTGCCGACATCGCCGAGCCAAACACGTCCGCGCCGTAACGAATGGCGGAAAGGCCAACCCGGCCATCCAGAGTGAAGGCCGGGATGTGCAGCATGTTCTGCCGCACAATCTCCCGGCGCGCGCCCTTGCGTGGCCTGAAGAAGTATCTCAGCCGGCCATCATCATCGAACTCGAGGTCGACTCGGGACGGCATCAGGAAGTCCAGCGCAATGACGCGACCTGCTGATCGGTGAATCTCGCAGTAGGCATTCCCCCACAGCAGCATCGAGGCAACGACTGCCTGCCAGAAGTGGAAGGCGGCCATGTCCTCGTTAGGGCTGGTGTGCACCACGTCGTACAGCGGGAAGTCCCGTGCACTCTCACGACTACCATCAGGCATCCTCCGGTAGATGCTCAGGGGCAAGCCCGCAACCGAGGTGGAGATGATGCGGACGCATGCCCACACTGTGGAAAGCCGCATCGCCTTGTCGACGCTGACCGATTTTCCGCTACTGGACTGAGCCCCGAGAAACGCGCCCCAGAAGCCGCCATCTGATAGCTTGATGCTCTTGCCCAACCATTCGCTCATGCTGGCTGATGGCTTGGCGGCCGCAGCCCCCAAAGCCTGGGATAATGTTTTAATCACTGGTCAGCCCTCGGCGAAGAAAGCCGGCGATGCAGAAGAAGCTCACAGCTCCTGCAATCAAGGCCCAGCCAGTACCGGCCAGCACCCATACCCCAGCACAAGCCAGGGAGAAAGCCACCAGAGCGCAGGCGATGAAAATGTGAAGTGCGTTCATGCGATCAGTGGGTCCCGAATGCCAGCCATGAAGTTGTCCATTCCCCCGCGCCCCTCAGGATTGAGGCTGATCAGAGAAACGGCGTTGAATGTAGCCATCAGCGGGTCGATCTTCGCCGTGCCCGAGGCTTGCTTGGTGATCAAGAAGGCGTTGGCCGATGGCACCCCTTTGGCGTTTCCGCACGACCAGGCCATGAGCGGCTGGCCACAATGCAACAGCGTGCCCTCAGCGAGCTTGCGCTCCGTCGTCTTGATCGCACCGGTGAGCTTCCAGCCTTGGGAGATGCCAACGATCTTGTCCTCTTCGACACCAGCGTCGGCCAGGGCGTCGAGAACAGAGCCAATCCCCGCCGGGTCGAGCCCGACCTTGTCCAGCAAGCCGGTCTCGTTGATGCGGGCTACGATGGCTGCGAACTGCTCAACGTCCTCACCGATGCGCTTTACGATGGTCAGGTCGCCCACCGCCTCAAGATCCTTTAGCCGCGGGGCTTCGGACTTGCGACGTTTAAGGACGGACGGGTGGGCCCAAGCGTGAGCCCAGTGGAACCAACGGCGGGTGCTCGCTTCCCGGCCGACGACGGCAAGACCAAGCAAGTCGTCGAGCCCTCCTCCATCACCACCCACATCGATGACTTCACACCGCTCAAGGATTTCATTTAGGTTGAGCCAAGTGGCTGCCTGTGGCTCCCAGAATTCGGCACCGACCCAGGCATCAGACATCAGGGCCAGGCCGATCTCGATGTTGAGGTGCTTGGCCAGGAAGCCACGCAGCTCCGCCTCTCCGTCGATCTCCGCCTGCATGAACAAGCGTTCAAGCGTCGGTCGGTCGACTGAGAACCCCATATTGGGATTCACCAGGTGGAAGTTCTCTGGCTTGCGGGCATCACCGCTGTCGATCATCTCTTTGGAGAATTCGTAGATGATCGGCAGGAAGCGATTGTCGTTGATCCGGCCGTCACGCACGCCGCGTGCATAGTTCAGCTTCGACCGGAATACCCCAGCGGGCGGTTCGTTCGACTGCGTGGTCAGCCAGATAACGAAGCCTTCGGGCCTGGACAGCAGACCGCCAGTGGCCTCTCGAATCATGTCGGCTGCTTTCGGGTTCTTGCCGAATAGCCAGGCCTCATCGATCAACACGCCGACGGCCTTCTTGCCACCGACCACGTCGCTGTCAGCCGCGACGACCTTCAGCGTGGCCCCCGTTTCCCGGTGGGTGATCAACCGAAGGTGCGGCTGCACGTGCAGCAGATCTCTCAGCTCCTCGTCGTTGTTGACCATGTCCTTGGCCGGCACGAAGGCGTTGTCGGCAATTTCCTTGGTCGGCGCGAGAATGATGAACTCGGCCGACATTCGCCAGTTGCGGACCAAGGCCGTCAGCATGATCGCGGCGGCAATGGTCGACTTGCTGTTCTTCTTCGGGATGCAGAGCATGAACTCCCGAATGAGGCGCTCACCGGTCTCGCTGTTGTAACTGCCAAACACAGCACCTGCGAAAGCCAGGACCCATGGGGCACATGCGGTTTCGATAGTTGGACTGCCCGGGGCATCGACAATGCGAAGACCCTTGAAAACCTCGAGGCTTTCTTCTGCCTCCTGGGGAAAGAGCGGTTCGGGGATGATGGATTCGCTGGCAGCCAGACGCCGCCACCAGTCAGGGCAGGCCGTGGTCCAAAGCATGAGTCACCCCTTGACTACTGTGAGGGGCGGCTTGCTCTGGGAGTACTTGCCTTTGCCCGCCTCTTTCGCGGCTTCCGCCTTCTGCTCTTTCTTGCCTGCCTCGGCCTTCTTCCCGTGGATGTACGGCACGGCCGTCTGCGCAGCGTTGCGCCGGTCGAAGACTTTGGCCCGAGGCTCGTTCATCAGCGCGATCAACCACTCGAGCGGATCCTGTGTGTCTGGAAGACAGCTCAGGAACTCGCCGTCCGCCTCGTTTACCTCGACAGGGTCTTCAGCGGCCTCATCGGCCTTCGCTTTGCCTCTACGTTTTTTCGGCTCAGGGTTAACACTGAGCTCTGCTCTCCGAGCGAGAACTGCGGCCACAATCTTCGGATCATTAGCCCAACGCGAGCCAGCTGCTGCAGCGGCCGAAGGCTTGCTGCCCGCGGCTTCCGCCGCTTCTTTGTTTGACGCACCCCGGGCCTTAGCGTCAACAAACTGTCGCTGTTTGTCTGTTAACACCATTAACAAAAACCTTTAGGGGGGAGAAAAATGTGTACGTGGGGTCGGAGGCGGTCTAGCTAGATGAGAATTCATAGCTTTTGGCCCCCCTACCCTTACGAGGCACGTCACTGGCGTGCCCCTAAGCAATCTGAGCGGGTTTCGGCAGCTCGCTGAACTCACCCGCCCAGCCCTGCTGCCTCCTCAGCTTGCTTAACCGAGTCGTGGCAGGACTTGCACAGCGACTGCCAGTTATCCTGATTCCAAAACAGGTCCTTGTCGCCGCGGTGCGCGACGATGTGGTCAACCACGCTCGCGGCAGTGGTTCTGCCGGTCTTTGCGCAAAAGACGCACAGCGGGTGGTCGCGCAGGTACTGCTCGCGGGCCTTCTGCCATCGATAGCCGTAACCGCGTTGCGAGCTGGTCATGCCGCTCCGCCAACTGCCGGGTGTCACCACCTTGACCCGTGACCCTGCGCTCTCCTTTATCCGCGAACCCAACGTCTTGAGCCGAGCCATCATTGGGACACTCGGTTGAGCGCCTCGTCGGCCTTGTCTGCCGCCTGGGTTGCAGTGGTTGCAGCCTTCGACGCTTTATTCGCGGCACTCTCGGTCTTGCTGGTTAGTTCGTCCAGGCGCTTGTCACGCTCGGCCATGGCGGCATCGTAGGCCTGGCGGATCTCATCCACCTGGTGGGCCTGAGTGCTGGCCATCGCCCAGTAGGCAGACTGCCAACCCAGCACCGCACCGCCTGCAATAAGCAGCATGGCGATGACCCAGACCTCAACGCGACGCCACCAGCGACGAGCAATGAATTCAATTGCGCATTTGTCCATCAGGCTGTGCCTCCAAGCTGGGAGCGAAGCCGGGAGATCTCGGCGCTCTGGGTGGTCACCTTCTCGGTGAGCTGGCCGACCTGGCTGGTGAGGGCTTCGATCTTTCCTTCCATCCGCCCTACTGCTGCTGCAAGCTCGTTGCGTTCCTTGGCGAACTGATCAGCTCGAGCCTCGGCCAGCTTGCGGGCCTCGCGCTCGGAGTCGAGCAGTTCATTCAGCCGACGGACCGTGCCGATGTCGGCATTGTCCATAGCGCGGTCGGTGGCGTCCTTGGAAAGGAACTTGCGCAGCCACAGAAAGCCGCCCAGCAATACGGTGCCCGTTCCGCCCAGCCAGGTGGCTGTGCCTGGGCCGAGGTCGGTCGGGTCCATCAGTCGCTCCATTTAAATTGTAAGGTGCGTCCCTTGGCACGTCGCTTGTACCGAAGAAGCTTTCGAAGGTGCCTCACTCGCACGGGGCGAACCCTCGCGTCTTCGTGTGGCTCCATGCGAACGAGCAGAGAGTGCGTCTCGTCAATGAGGTTTGAGAGGTACACATGCCGCCGGTAGTAGTCTCGAACGGCGTTCATTTCGAGCGTCCAGAAACGAAAAAGCCCCGGCAGATGCGGAGACTTGGAATGAAGGGATATTGGAATGGCTTCATCGAACTAGACGACCTTCGATGAGTAGATCAAATCGTTAAATGGTGGTATCAAAAAGCGTGGCAATTGGCCACCTATGAAAAGGTGTTCACCGTGGTTTGGAAAAGCGACGACAACAAAAAATATCGCGGAAAGATTGACCGCATTTATGTATCGATGTCCGAAGAGTGGGAGGTCGAGTATTTCATTGATCAATACCTGAAGACTCGAAACTACAAACAAAACGATGAGAACCGGAGCATTGTGGCGCATAAGCTAGAGCATGCTCCAGGGAGCGCGCCCCATAAGCGCGACGACTTGAACGCTTGGCTAGACAAGCAATACGGTAAGGCGTAAATGCAAAAACCCCGGCTAACTGGCCGGGGTTTCTCTGTGTCGCGTTGCTTGCAAGCTGGACACGCTGCTATGAAAACAGGTGTTTATCCGCGCGGAAAGCTTTTTATGCAGCCTCTCGCAATTGCTCCAAAGCGCAGTCAATCCAGGCCACTCCGGTGTTGATCAGCTCTCGCGCCTTCGCCTCGCCCATCTTGTGCTCGCGAGCGATCCGTAGCGCCGGCCACTTGGCACCGAAGTACAGCCATACGAAGCCGCCCATCTGCGGGTTCCGTTTGTTCAGCCTCGCTACGGCGCCGTCCACCGCCAAGGCGAGGTCGTCAGTTATCACGTATTGCTTGAGGCCTCCCTCCGCGGGGGCGTGCTCCTTCATAAGTGCATACAGCGGGCAAACATACTGAGGCACACCCATGCCGTCCATGCGCCACCAGCCCCATTGCTCGAGCATGTACGCTGTGTCACCAAGGGCCTTGTCTACGTAGGTCCGCTTTTTCATGTCCTTTCCCCTCAATCCCCGGTGTAGTTGGTGCCCCCGGCGCCGCGCCGGTTGCTTCCCTGATATGTCGCCTCAGGCCCGGATGCCTGAGGGTTCTTCAACTGCTCAATCTGCCGGAGCGCCGCCCGGAGCCTCATGCTGAGCTGGGTAACCAGTTCATCCAGGGCCAAGGCCTCGCCGGTTGCAGCCGCCACAAAGCCAGAGGCATTGCAGTGGCCGCATGTCAGTTCGTGAAACACACCCTGAGTGACCGCTCTCCCACGGCACAAAGGGCACAGAGCCAACTTGATCGCAGCCTTCTTGAAGGCAGGGCCATGGCTCTTCCTTGTCACTTCGAATCCTCGCTAATTACAAATTCGGCAAGGTGGCTGGAAGCCTTGTGTTCCGCTGGCTCGCCGGAATTCTGTGAAATTTCGGATAAGGCCTTGGTAAGGCCGTGAATGGCACCAAAGCCGATGCCGTCTAACCAGGCGTGCCACTTCTCCAGGGCTGCCCGGCGCTGCTGCATGGCCTGGGTGTGGATGTAGGTGCTGGCGATCTTGCCCAGCGTGTGGTTCAGCAGCATTTCGCCGATGTGGCCGTCGATTCCAAGGTCGGTCCAGGTGGTGCGGGACACTTTGCGCAGGTCGTGACTGGTCCACTCGCCCTGCCCCAGCCGGGTGAACACCATGCTCGCCTGGGTTTCGCTCAGCGGCAGCCCCCGCCGGTTCGGGAACAGGTAGACGCCCTCGTAGCCCCGGGCCTGCTGAATCGCCCGGTACCGGACCAGCAGCGCCTTCACCTGGTCGGTCAGCGGCAAGCGGTGCTCGGTACGGGTCTTGGTGTTGGCCGCGGGAATGAACCACTCGGCAGCGGCGAGGCTGATCTCGCTCCAGCGCGCCATGCGGGTCTCACCGATCCGGGTGCCGTGGGCCAGCATCATCAGGGCCAGCATGGCGTCGCCCGGTTCCTCGTCGAAGGACTTGGCCAGCTGCTGCATCAGCTCAGGCAATTGCACGTCACGCAGGCGGGCTGCCTTGGGCAGGATCTTGGCCTTGGTGAAGTCGTTGAAGCGCATCCCGGCCATTGGGTTGCGGTCGATCAACCCCAGCTGCAGGGCCTGGCGGAAGGCAGTCAGCAGCAGCGCGAACATCTGTCGCAGGTAGGACAGCGACACTTCGGCCTGGCATGGCCACATCAGGTGCTTGTCCAACGCATCGGCATTCACGCCGGCCACGGCCAGGTCATTCAGGCGCGGCTTCAGGTGTTGGGCGATGGCGGAGCGGGCGCCGGCCTTGCGCTTCGCCGACAGTGAGCGATCACGCGCCATACGGTCGCCATACCAGTCCAGCAGCTGCCCCACGGTGGCCATGCCCGACACCACCGGCGCTGTTGCCGGATCGCGCAGCAGGCGCTGACGCAGCGCGGGCAGCTCGGCAATGACCGCCGCCACGCTCAGGTCAGGCCAGCGGGCGACCGGCACCCACTTCTTGCCTCGCACCAGGTGCCAGGTGCCGCGCTCGCGATTGCTCCAGAACCGGAGATATAGGCCGGGGTGACGCGGGTCGCGCAAGTCGCGCACCGATTTGTCGGCGGCCTGCCGGCGTACTTCGGCTTCGCTCAGCTTCACTTCCCGGGTCGCGCTCATGCAGCCACCGTGGCGGGCAGCAGCAGGTAGGCGCGGATGGCTTCGACAGCGTCGATGCTGCCCCGGCACACGATCGCCAGGTAGCCTTGGCCGGCCAGCGCCTGCAGATAGGCGTCTTGGCTGGGCGATACCGGCGCATCGAACGGCGGCATGGCCTTGAACTCGATGTAGAGACCGAAGTAGCGGCCGCGCGCCATCGGCAGTACCAGGTCGGGAACGCCAGCCTTCACGCCCTGCCCCTTCAGCCTGGCGGCCACGGCCTTGATCCGGTGCCCACCGTTCGGGACGTGGTAAATCAGCTTGTAGGCTTGCGGGTAGCGCAGCTGCAGCTCCTGCATCAGCGCGGCCTGCTCCTGCCCTTCCCGGTCGACGGGCTTGGCGCGGGCCGGCTTGGCCTTGAACGGGCGAAGGGCGGGAGCATTCATGCGACCAGCACCCCCTCGTTCAGCAGCAGCGCCTGGGTGCGCATGACGCCCTCGGCGTGATACCGGCGCGCTGTGTCCCGGTCTACACCCTGGCTGCGCCCGTCGCAGGCATCATGGCAGGCGCTGCAGGACCAGGCGCCTTGCAGGTCGTGCGGCTTCTTGCCCACGCCACAAGTGCCAGCCAGGCGGTAATGCGCGAGGACGGTAGTCTCGGGGTTGCCGTTGCAGATGCCCGGGATGCGCACCTGGCACTCCCGGCCGCGCGCGGCCTTGGTCAGTTTTGTTTGGCGCACGGGACGCCTCCTTGAAGGTAATTAATCAGCGCCCCGCCAAGCGGGCGCGCATGGCTGCCAAGGCAGAATTTCCGACTTGCGGAGTGCGGCGCACGGAAACCTCCGCAGGAAGTGCCAGCGGCATCTTCTGCAGCGGCTCACCGGCCATAAGCCGCCAAACTGCGATGGTGTAGTTGCGCTCGAACAGCTTCGAGCTGGCATCGGATGGCAGCTTGTTGAGATTCTCGAAGCCGCACTCCTTGGCCGCGTGCCAGACCGCGTCGTGACTCCACTTACCCCGACCAGCCATCGCAGGATGGGCATTGCGGGTTGCTTCGCGGAAAGCGGCCGCCAAGGCCGGCAGACCGAGCATCTCTGGTGACGGCTGGCACCACTGGATGAACTCACCGGGAGGTGGGATGAACGGAGCCCCCGACTGGCGGCAGCGCATCAGTCCAAACTGCAACTGCTCGGGCTTGCAAATGCCGGCCTCTAGAAACGCAGTGAGCCATTGCTGTTTCGACGCGTTGTAGGTGGCCTGGTCGGGCCAAGCCTGCTTCCAGGCGGTGCAGATCGAGCGCAGGTCACGGAACAGATCGTTGATAACCTCTGCCGTCTTCCGGTTGAGCTCGGCCTTCACCTCATCGGGCAGATCGTATCCAGCAGAGACGTGCTGACCGGACTGAACCTTGGCCCACAGGCCATGAGTGACAACTGCGACTGGGTTCATTGGGCACTCCCTTGCTCGATCCAAGACGTATCGTGGTCATCGAGCTGCTGGCCACCCGGACCAGCACGCAGGGGAACGACCTTCGCAGCATTCGCTAGGTCGCGCTTTCTCCAGGCGACCAGGTCAGCGATCCATTGACTCTCGGTTTTAGCCAGCCCCTTCGCGTCGTGGTGGACGACAAATCCTGAAATGGCCTTTTCCGAGAACTCTGCGATAGGGACGCCTGATCGCTTGGCGTACGCCTCAAGCTGCGCCTGGTCAGGAACCCACTCGAGGAACATCGCGAACGGCTCACGCGAAGAGTGTGTATTACTTCCCTTCCCTTCCCTTCCGGGGCTGAGGCCTCGATCACCGCTAGACGAACCTTCGCCAACTTCTTCGTGAGCGCTCGGCGAGGGCTCGACGAATTCTGGATGCTTTACGGTGGGTCTATCGATCTTCTGGTGGTGCCATCCGTTGACGTGCAGGTACTGTTTCGATCCCGCCTCGTAGAGAGTAATCAGCCGGTTCGTTACCAGCTCGGTGAGCAGGCCTTCCACGGCCAGCGCAGTGATGTCGTCACCGGGGAAAACGAGAGCTTTGATGGTCTTCGGTGACATCGGGTGGTTGCCTGCGTCGTCGCAGAAGTTCCAGATCCCGATGAAGAGGAGTCGAGCCATCGCCGAGCACTCCATGACCTGTTCACTGGTCCAGAACTCAGGCTTGATGGTGCGGATACGAGCCATTACGAACGCCCTCCATGACTGACAGCTGACGCGGAATGCGTGGTATTGCCTGCATCGTCTGTGCGGTGCATAATCGACCTCGATGTTGTTTCAGAAGACCGCCCTGCCAGGCGGTTTTTTTTTCGTCTGCGATTCCGGTACTGGATGGATTCGCAGGTGTTTCCGTCATCTACTGGCGCAAGGTCAGGCGGATGACAATGCGCTCACGGTCACGCTGCCGCGTCTGCCTTCCCGGCCTTTAGCGCACCCTTCGTGATCCGCTCGATCTGGTACTGGCGCAGCTCAGGCACATCTGCCCACTGGCGGACTGCCTCGTAGGTCACGCCGAGCGCCTTTGCGAGCGCCGTTATTGACCCGAAATGTTTGATTGCCTGGCTTTTGGTCATGGCGACCTCCTTTGCTCGTCTTGACATTCAAGCATGCTTGCATATGCAAAACAAGCATGCTTGACAAGCAACCTTGTAGATTGCGCACATGAAGATCACAGACCGAATCACTAAACTTGTGCTGGCTCGGCGCCCTGAATTGGGCGTGCGCAACGTCAAGCGAGATATCGCCAACACCTGCGGAATCAGCTACGAGGCTGTACGCCAGTGGTTTGCTGGTGACACTGAAAACATCAAAAACGAGAACCTTGTGGCTCTCGCCGAGGGCTACGACACGTCTGTCGATTGGCTTCTTTCAGGAAAAGGCGAGCCTCCTCGCAAAGGCGAAGCCAAGTCAGTTGCGGCAAAGGACTCTGGGAGCAGCAGCTCAGCAGCGGATGCCGTTAGAAAGATGCTTGAGAAGCACGGCAAGGGGCTGAGCGCTGAGGCGCGGCAAAGCATCGTTCGGGCGGTCGAAGAAGACCCTGCTGGAGACAAAGGCAGTGGTTTCATCATTGCTACAGCCCAGCCGGCCGATGGCGACATCTCAATCCCACAGTACGACATCCGTGCAGCCATGGGCCACGGCCAGGTTCCGGCCGAGTACAGTGAAGTCATTAGGAATGTGGTTATCCGCGAAGAAGTTCTGCGCGAGAAAGGTGTGACCTACACCTCAGCTCAGGCCCTGTCGATAATTACGGGATGGGGGCAAAGCATGGAGGGGACGATTAACGATAGAGATCCAGTAATCGTCGATCGAGGCGTGAACGACTATCAGGGCGAGGGGGTATACGTACTCACTTGGCATGGTGATCTGTTGATAAAGCGGCTGCAGCGTAAAGATCAAGAGCATATGTGGTTGATCTCAGACAACCCTAAGCATAAAGACCTGCAAGCGCGCACTGATGACCTGATCATACACGCAAAGGTATTGCTGGTATGGAATGCACAAAAACTGTGACGCATTGAGCAACCGAAAAGCAAAATGCATGGAGGCAGCAATTGCAAATTTCTAAACCGCTAACCGAAGAATCAAATACAGGGTTTTACTTAAGTGCAATAGGTGTTGCGCTCAGCCTGATCGGCGTACTGCTATCAGTATACACGTTGGCGAATGGCGAAAAATCCATATGGCTTGGTATATCGGGATGGCTTGCGGCCCTGCTACTCGGAGTATTTTTGTCAATACCTTTATTCCGACTCATCAATCGTCTTACTGAAGCACATGCAGCAAACGCCGACCTACTGATTAAAATCACCGACTTAGAAAATGCCAATGCAAAGATGATCGAAATCGATGCATACATTATTTCTAAAGCCGTAAGACAGCAAGCCACCAAACGAGAACGAAAGGCAGTTGATCGTCAAACTGCGCTCGGCACGGATGAAAATCTGAATGAAACGTCAGCAGAGGAAGCATAACGTGAATATTTTATTCGATAGATACAGTTATTACCCTTCACTGAGAAGCCGTCCAGCGGAGGTTTTAGGATATGAAAAACTAAGCTCAAAACACAAAGATTCGATTATTCCAACGTTCACGCTAGGTATGTGGCCACGGCAGTCCAGCATCGAAATTCCATTATCGAAGATAGTGGAAGCCAGCTCCGGGCGACCATTCATACTCGACCTAACCGTCGAGCCATCTTTTTTAACTGACGACATCAAACAACTTAAAGACACCGGCGCAAACTTTAAGAACTGGAGAGAGTTCATCTTAAACATTGACGCCCCCGTAATTCCAGTTATTCAGATAACTTCTGATTCGAAAACATCTCAGATTATACGACAAGCTCGAGAATTGGAAAAAACTGGCTGCCACAAAGTAGCCTTCAAAGTCAGAGATTTTGGAGAGGATACCTCTAAAATAATCTCTGCGCTTTCATCGCTTGACTCGATCGAAAATGCAATCACCATTATCGATGCAGGTTATGTGCGTGACACCCTCCCCGCTTCGTTAGCCGGTTGTATTGCTACGATAAACGAGATTCGGGACGAAGTTGAAGACGCTGAAATTACCGTTACAGCTACTAGCTTCCCCTCTTCAGTGGTTTCGTTCCTCGATCCAAACAGCGGTGGCAAGCGAGGGCTGATTGCAATGTATGAGGCCAAAATCCATGAAGCTATCGGTTCAGGAGCGGCAATTTATGGTGATCACGGGTCTATTCACTCCCGTGTATATATAACCGGCGGAGGCCGATACACTCCGCGGATCGACTATCCACTTAATGATGCTTGGATATTCGAAAGAAGGCCTGATAACAATTCTAGCGGCTATATTGATGCCGCCAAATCGTTAATCAAATCTTACTCAGAAATTTCCGATGACGATACCTGGGGGGGCGAGATGATTCGAGAAGCCGCGAAGGGAAATATTGATGGGATGAAAACGCCGGCATCTTGGATTGCTGCCCGGGTAAATATGCACCTATCAAAACAGATTGACTTCCGCTGCAACGGCAAACTTGACGACGAAGAAGATTTTGACGACTTGATTTAAGATCTTTTTTTAGTCAACACGGTATGGGGCACTACATCTAAAAGAGCCCCATAGTCATTTCCGAACACTGATAAATCGACAGACTTACAGTTTTCATTATCTAAAGACCTGAATACTGAACAAGGCAACTCTCGCGTCGCAGCCAATGAAATCCTACTATTTTCGCTCTTACTAAGCAGCGACAGACTTTCTAAAGAACCGTTCGTTTTCCTCGCGACCTCAAAGGCATTAAATGTCTCCCGATATCGCTGTTTTATACAATCCAAAGCGAACAATTTTAGTCGCTTAATTGACAGAAACTCGACATAAGGCAGCAGCTCTTTCCTTGAAGCTCCAGACTGAAACCAAATACCCTCCTGACGAAGCAGTTTTTCAAGTTCAACCCTAGTGATCAAACTTGCAATCACTTGACGATCCCGAACTTCAGCGATTCGCCCTGAGCGCGCTTGGCGGAACATCACCCTATCGCCGCTCAAACAGACTTCCAACACACCAACTTCGTCAGGGTAGTCCCTCAAGATCTCAGGAATAAACTTAGAAGCGGCCACAACTGTAACTTTATCAAAGTGCTTTTGGAATGACTCAACCTGCCCCGGAAGCCTTTTAAGAGAGTCATAAGCACTTTTAATCTCAAAGCCGTGCAATCGCCCATTGGCTAACGCCAAATCGGCTCTGCGCGCCCAATTAGCAACTACCATCTCATTTATCAGAATGGCGTCGTCAATGTGGCCTTTTGAATATAGCCAATCGATAAGCGCAGCCTTGATCGCTTTTTCCTTAATCACGTGCATCACCAAAATATTTCGATTCGGCTTCCATGCTGTCCAGCTACCGTCAGTCCTTATGCCGAGAATTGTACACCAGCTTTAGTAATTTTCATCATCGCCTGCCTTACACGCTAGCATGGCCAATAGACACCACACGGACCCATCAAATGGTTTTGTAGCCATTCGTATGCTGCATCCGCAACAGCATCAGCGCCTAGTTCGATCTTTAGCCAGGCGATTGCGATCTGATGCGACATCAGAATGGGGCCTTCTCATCTTCGTGTCGGACAAGGTCGAGGTCTACCGCTTTCTCGATCACCCGATCGTCATCCGTGGGTGCATCCCACTGTAGGATCACCGATCCGTCGTCACAGAACGTCATGTCCAGGCCATCAGTCTGTGATAGCAGCTCCATGATCGCTCCCCAGTCCTGATCACTGTCCGTGTCCAGTTGATGGATCAGAACCTTCCTCCCGAACTGCGCCAGCGGTGAGTTGATCATCGCTGAAACCCTCAGACCTAAGCGCTCCAGTCCGGTTAGCTCGTCCCTGTGTGCGAAATTTTCCTGCGCTGACATCAGAAGCCTCCTACTAGCTGTATGTATATACAGTATTTTAAAAACACACAAGTGTGCTTGCATTCAAGCTGCAAGCATGCTTTTATTAATGCAAGTTCGCTTGCATTTGCATCGAGCCAGGTGGCTACGGCAGCCAACGCTCTTTACACAACTCGACTCCCGTCACCCTCAGCGGCACATGAGGGCAGCAGCTGCCTCATGCAGTGAGCTGGGTTCAGGAAACCAAGTGGCGCGCATGCCAATGCGGGGAAGCGCGTAGCCCAGAGAGCGATGGGCGCCTGGATCACTCCGATTTCACTGGCTGGCCTTGGCGACAGGGCCAGACGGGAAATCACCGTCCCAACGGAAGTGAATTGCAATGGCAAAGTCATTCAAACAAATGATCAAGGATGGCGAGGTCCGCCGCGCCGACGCGATGAAGGTGCAATTGGAAGACCTTCATGAAGAGCCAGGCTTCAACCTGCGCACCGAGGGCGAAGCGCTTGAGGTTAGCATTGACGCCCTGGCCGAGTTCATCGCCAACGGCGGCCAGATTCCGCCCCTTGAGGTTCGCCCACGAGCAGAGGGCGGCGTATGGATCGTTGATGGCCACCGCCGTCGTCGGGCCATGATCAAGCTCGACAGAACTGGCAGGCTCCCGCGCACGCCCAACAAGGACAATCCGCACATCCTTGAGGCTTGGGTGCCCGTCATCGCATTCGAAGGCAGCGATGCCGACCGCGTTGCGCGGATCATTTCTAGTCAGGAGAACGAAAAGCTCTCCCCGCTTGAACTGGCCGAGGGCTACAAACGCTTGCGGGCCTTCGGATGGTCACCCGAGCAGATCGCCAAGAAGGTTGGCAAGACGCGGCAACACGTCGAGCAGGTGCTCACTGTAGGCAACGCGAACACCGATGTGCAGAGCTTGGTTGCAGCGGGCCATGTGTCAGCTACGACGGCGGCTCAGGTGGTTCGAGAGCATGGCGACGGTGCCGGCAAGGTTCTTGGAGCCGAGTTGGAAAAGGCTCAGGCCAGCGGCAAGAAGAAAGTCACGGCAGGAACGATGAAAGGCCCTGCGATACCGAAGCCTCGCCTTGAAGCCGTTCACGTCGCCTCACGCAATTTGATTGCAGCGCTGGATTCCATCGACGAAGACAGCCGATCCCTCACCCTACCCACCGCGCTTGTCCTTGAGCTGCGCAAAGCCCTGGACGGCGCCACGCCGAGATAAATCATGGACACGATCACCTGCGGCTCATGGATTGGCCAGCTCGGCAAGGCGCTGGCTCCCCGCGAGCTTGAAGCATTGCTGTGGGTGGCCCAAGGCCTCACCACCAAAGAAATTGCCCGCCAGATGGCGGTAAGCCCGGGCACCGTGGCCAACCGTATCGAGGCCGCGCTGTTCAAGCTGGAAGCCGGCCGCCGCATCGAGGCGGTCACCAAGGCCATGCGCCAACAGATCATCAGCCCGCTCTGCATCCTGCTCGCCAGCCTCATCGCCATGCATGCGGTGATCGACGACGGCGACCCGATGCGCCGTGACCGCCGGGCGCCGGAGCGCCGCACTGCACAAGTTCGAATTGTTCGCCGGGCCGAGAGCCTGGAACTTCACGCCTGACCCTACCGAGGATCACCCCATGCAGACAGCAATGCATCCCGCTTTCGAGCAGAAGATTGCCGTGCTCGCGGCCCTGCTCGAGCGTAGCAAGTCAGCCAGAATCGAGGCACACGCCAAGGTCGGCCAGCCGGCCCCGCGATACCAGGCTTCGGGCAAGGGCGGCATGTGGGATGTGGTGGAGATCGCCACCGGCGCCGTGCAAGGGTTCACCTACAGCTACAAGGCTGCGATGCGCTTTGTCGATGCCTGCGAGGCCGGGGCGGCAAGCAAGACAGGCACTCGGCAATGAGCAAGCGCAAACCCCACAACATGCGGGCCCGCCTAGAGCGGACTTGCCGGGCTCTGGTCTCGGCCAACCACGCCGCCGTGGTGAACATCGACCCGAGCGGCCAGCAGGTGCTGATCAACTGGAAGAACCTCAAGCAGATCCGCGTGCGCCAGGTCGTCGACGCGGTTTGCGATATCCCGCACCGGTGGACCATCTATCTCAGCGTGCTTTGTCGGACTGAGTTCGGCGAGCGGTACCACAAGTCCATCGAGGTTGCGCCGCAAGGCAACTACCGCGCCGAGCACCTGACCGACGTGATCGAGGCGACCTACACAGACCTGCGGGCCACGGCTAATCCTAATCACCTGGTGGCGGCCGGCTGGATCGCCATACCCACCGACACAACGCTCGACGAAGCAGAGGCTGCAAAGATCTTTGCCGCTGTCGGGGCCTGGAATCAGCAGAAAGCAGCATGACCCGCACCACCGCACGCGCCCGGCACGGCCGGCGCCAGCAACACATCAATCTGCCGCCCAGCGGCTTGGGAGGTATCGGCCATGGCAATGAACCAGGCGGAACGCGACAAGCTTCGGCGCGAGAAGGCAGCCAAAGTGAAGGAAGAAGACCTGCGCTTGAAAGTTCGACCAGGGACTAAGCAGGCCCTGACCGAGATCAAGGCCTGGGCCAGCGTCGAGGAAAACGGCGAGGCCATGACCCTGCTGATCCACCGCATCCATGAGTTAGGGCCTGAAGCGGCCCGCCATTTCCTCAGTGCTCCGCGCCACGAAATCGTTGTGTCGGATTTTGTGGCGCGAAGACTCGACCAGTTCCGCATTGGGCGAGAGCTGCGAGCGTCGGACCTCACGCTGGGAGATGATCCTGACAATACCGGCCTGTATGTGATTGAACACATCAGGCAGGCCTGAGCTGAGAGGTCAAGAGCGGCGGGTAGTCCCAAGCCGGAAGCCGAGGCTGTCCAAGTATTGAACGGCTGCAGATTTCTGCTCTGGGCCCCCTGCGCCGTCCGAGCCAAGAACCGAAGACTTGGCACTATCGACGATCCTGCTCAACGGCAAGCCGTGTTTCTGATCCAGTTCTTTGAAAAGAGCCAGTACGAAATGCTCGAGCGCTTCGATTTGTGCTTGCTGGTTACTCATGACAAATCCTCTTGATCCGGCCCCATGCCGTTCACCCGTAATACCCCAACCCAAACCAAATTGCCACCATGCCGCCACCAGCACGGAGGGCGGCGCATGCATGGAGAAAACCATGAGCAACTACAACTGCGCATACGTGCGCCAGCATTACGGCGTACTCGCCGAGGTCGGGCGCCGCGTGATCGCCAACGGTGAGCCAGGCGTGATCATGGCCGACCGTGGCCACTACATCGGCGTGATCCTCGACAGCGACCCGAAGAAGCGCATCCAGAACTACCACCCAACCTGGGAAATGCAGTACGGCGAAATGGCTGAGAAACTTCCGCTCAAGCAGTGGGAAGTCCTCACCAATGGCATGTACGACTGGGATGACGTGCGTTACATGCTGGGAGATGCGCGCCACTACGTGCAGCGCGTATGGGCAGCGACCCGCAGCCAGGCCAAATACCGGGCCTATCAAGAGCTGGCCGAGTGCTTCAACGACGACGCCACCGCCATGTTGTCGTTCAAGGTACGTGCGGCCTGACTCTTAGCCGCTTCTGGACAATCAGCGGCGCGATGATTATCTACTTGCACTGCAACGCCACTTCCCCCAAAGGACCGCCAGTTCCATTGGCTGAAAATGCGACGACGCATTGCATCGCTCCACAATTGCAATTGTAAACGGCGTGCTTATTCCCAATCAGGTTTGCCTGGTCAGAGCATCCGCAAGCACTTGGAGCGCCGTTGGCCTGCGGCTGCGCCTCCACCTTTTCACCGCAGCCAACCAACTGGGCGGCTGCCAGAGCTATTCCGATAACGATGAGAAATCTCATTAGAGTTCTCCTTGTCCGATCATATCGGAATAGCACACACCAACTACCTGAACAAACCGCCGCTGCGGGGAGATCCTACAAGCGCCTTTCCTATTCAACCTCAGGGCCGGCGCCCATGCCTTTCCGGTAGCGCGCAATCGCAATGATCTGGCGCAGGCAGATGACCATCTCTTTCTTCATCTGGTCGTCCGGCAGGCCGATCTTTTTCAGCATTGCCTGGGCTTCTTCCTCGATCGAGGCCAGGGCCTCGGTATCGCTTTTCAGTGTCATGGCGACCTCCACGGGGTCGAGTCAGCCATGAATTGATAGCCCAGCAGAACAATGCGCGCCAGCTGCGGCGCCTTCCCCTCTCAAACGATGAACGCCTTGGCTAAAGTCGAAATTTTTCCATCAGCATGATTTCAAGCGCTGTCCGGGTGGATGCGTAGAGATGCCTAGCAGCATCAGTAACCTCTCGGGCTTCACTTTGAAACAAGGGGGCGCCTCCATCCTGAGCGGCATTGGCATACAGCATCGTTATTTTCACAGGGTCATCAATAGATCGTCTATTAAAGACGTTCGACGACCCGACGAAATTCTCTGACTCTTCAGCTGTTAGAAAAACCAAAGCTGTACTCCAAGCGCGGTTGTAATGCTCTAGTGCCTCCAGCCACTTCAGACGGGCCTCGTCCTCCGCTTCTTGAAGGTACGCGATATTCTCAGGGGAGGCGCCCTGAAGAAGCCCCAGACACTTGTTCTGCAACGCTAATAGGTAACCTCTAAACTTATGCAGTGACGTAGCCGAGTCTTTAAGATCGCGCAGCGCGTTAAATTTTTCAGTGTGCTTGAACTGCATGCGCCAGCCGGTTAATGCAACTACAGCGACCACTGCCGTTACAGACGTAGCGATAAAACTGAGCAATTCAAAAGCCGATCTGATTGTTGTTTGAGCCTCTGGCGAAGTTTGCATTCCCAGTCCCACAAAAAGCCCAAACAGCACCAGCAGAAGACATCCACCTAGTACGACTCTGTCCATTTTGCTCCCCTTGCAAATATGCCAGGAAGCATATCACCCCTTTTCAGAATTGAAGCCTCCCTGGCGAGGGCGGCGCCTGCACGCAAGGACCACAACATGACTGAACAACAGCACGACGAAAGCAAGCTCGAGCGAGTCATCCGCAAGATCAAGCGCTGCCTGGCCCTGTCCAAAAGCTCGAACGAGAATGAGGCGGCCACGGCAATGCGCCAGGCCCAAGCGCTGATGCGCGAATATCGACTCACCGAGCTGGATGTGCGCCTGAGCGATGTGGACGAGGTCCAGTCGGAGAAGTCCAGGGCGAACCGCCGACCAACCTGGGATCGGCAGCTTAGCGGGATCGTGGCCAGAGTGTTTGGTTGCCGACCTCTCTCGTATCGCCACTGGTGCGACACCTCCGGACGCATGGTTGAACGGGCCTTGTTTGTCGGCGTCACACCGGCACCCCAGATTGCGATGTACGCCTACGAAACCCTCCTTGCCAAGCTGACGCAGGCCAGGCGCGACTATGTGGCAAGGGTACGGTGCGGCAAGAGCCGCAACGCCTACTCGCCAGAGACTGCGGGGGACCACTTTGCAATCGCGTGGGTTTCAGTGGTGCACGGCAAAATCCATCAGCTGGTGCCCTGCGGCGAGGAGGATCCAGCCATTGAGCAGCACTCCAACGGCCGTGACTTGATGGCGGTGGAGAGTCAGGACAAGGCACTGATCGAGCAGTACTTGGCCGGGAAGGAAATAGGCAAGCTCCGCAAGGCTCGCGCTGTTGAGCTTGATATGGCGGCGCAGATCGCCGGGATGCTTGCCGGGCAGCGCGTAGAACTGAACCCTGGAATGGCTCACTTGGGTCAGGCCGCTGCGCAAATCAGCCACTCACGATGAGGTGATCTATGAGCACATTTGCAGTGTTCGGCATGACCGCGAGCAGCGCCTTCGCAGATGCCAGGAAGCAGACCAAAAACACTAGGCCAAGCGGAAAGGCTGGCTGCCCCCCCCCCTGGAGATGACGCTCGATGAGTGGACCGAGGCCGTTCAGCGCAACGCCGAGGCCATCATGGCAGGCGAGAAGGTAAAGCAGCTCAGCGCGCTCTTCGACACCCCGCAGCATGCCCAGCAGTTCATCGAGCTGGCCAAACGGGCCGGAGCTTGCCGTGACCTGAAGATCCGCTGCAAAGCCGCCCTACTCGACGAGAAGGGCAAGAAGATTCTCAGCCCAAAGACCAAGATGCCGGTCATCGGCTGGGCAGACTGGAAGCCTGAAACTCAAAAAGGCGTCTGAATATTGCTCCTCAGCGCTTAAGAGGCAGAATTAGGACTCTTGAGATAAATCCTAGCTAGCAGTGCAGTTCCAGAACCGATGATCAGAAGCAGCACTGTTATCAGCCCATTCATCATCCACTTCTGCTGTTCATAAATCTTATCTATCTCCGCTCGAAAAATAGCCCTTTGGTTATCCGAGTCTTTAACAAGATAGTCAAAGTCTTTGCGCAAAATTGGGATTGCAAGGGATTTTTCAGGGCTGCTACCTATAGCAAGATCTAGGGCTTGCACCCGACCTTCAACGGCGGAAAGCCTATCTCTGACCACCGCAATGTCTAGGGCTGCGGCTGTATTGGGATTACCGTCAGAAACGTTACCAACAAGTTTCTTTATCCCATCCAAGTCTCCACGTAAGGCTTGAAGATCATCAGAAAATTTTTGGATACGCATCTCCGCATTCAGTGCATCTACACGGGACCCGATGGTGATATTCGAATCACCTATGGAGCCCAAAAAAAGCTGGGCAACAGTAATCCCAGATACGATAACTGCAATTATGGGAAATACGATGCTTATTTTCTCCATAAATCGACCTATTTTTTCCAGCAACTCAAACTCCTTTTCTATCTTCGACACATCAAGCTACGGGTAAAGGTAAAGCGCGATCGTATACGAGCCAACAGATGGAAAAAAGAGCGCATAGATTACTCGCGCGCGTCAGCCGCCCCCCCCTCCCTCTCGCCTCTATTCACCGCCGCGATATGGCGGCCAAGGAATCGTCATGCCAACGGAAGCCCCATTCAGAAATACCGAACTGATTAGCCAAGCCGCATCGGCCATCGAAGACCTGCTAGCCAACGGCACAGGTGCAATCGCGGCCGGGGCCTGGGCCAGCCTGCCCGCCGAGCTGCGCAAGCTCGGCGCCCAGCCAGCCCCGCAGCCCAGCCCCGAGCCAATAGCCTGGATGGTTGGTACTGCCTTCTGGTGGACCAAAGAAGAGGCAGAGAGGGATGCGGCGGAGACTGGGCTGCCGATTGTCACTGTTGGGCCGTTGCCAGACATCCCTGAAGAATACTGCCTGATGCCCAAGCGGCTCACAGCCGAGAACGGCGCCAAAGCCCTGCTGCTCGGTGAGTTCAAGCTGGAGGTCACCCAGGAATGCCCGGAATGCCGCGAACTGGATGAGCCGGTAGAAGGCTGCGATATATGCGATGGCGAGGGTGAGTACGGCCAGCGCCACCTCATCCCTTGGGACACGATCAAGTACATCTACAGCGAAGCCGTGAGGGGTCTTACGTTACAACCGAAGGCCACTCGCATGCCATTGTGAGGCAAGGAGTACAAAAGTACTCCACCCAGCTGTAACCCCTCTCCCCTCTACTTCGATGCGGCGAGACGATCAGCAGCAGATACACCCTCCACAGCAATTCGGCGAGCGCGGCCAACACCCCATGCGAGCGCCCGGGTCATCGACTCACCTGGTCGAGAATCGAAAGCCTCCTCATGGATGGCCATGCCGCTGGATGCGTACACACCGATGAACATCTGCGTCATACCAGTTCGCGACAGGCGCACCTGCACGTCAATGAAGGTGCCGTCACTGAGCGTTTCGGCTTGAGTGCGATGGTGCAACGTCGGGTCTGCCCAATCCCAAAAAACATCACCGCGAATCCTCATGCCGTCTCCTACGACTTTAGTTGTATGCGATAGGTTATTTTCACAATAGCGAACGCGAAGCGGCTATCAACCGCAGCGGGATATACTGAGAACTGTATCGGACAAGCGGCGATCAGTCCGCGTCCGGGGGCTCAGGCAGGTGCATCGTTGCAGCAAAAGCCATCCATTCTTCAAAAATGCGTCGGTGCTGGTCGCAATCCGATCGCCAGTTGGCGGAGGACGTCACACCATACACAACCTGACTCATCGTTTGAGTCGTGTAGATATCGAGCTTTCGAAGCAGTTCGTACGCATGAAACTGTTGATCCTTGCTAATAGAGCTCATGTGATCCACCGCTGATGAGGAGCGAAGCACTCCTCGTGACCGGTGGACACCTCGCCACAGATTAAAGTCACCAGAACATAAATTTTTTTCGCCAACAGCCGCGATATGGCGGCCAGGGATCAGCTGCGCACGCGCTTCACTGCGCCTGCAGCCATGAGGGCGGCGCCAGGTATCCAGAGGCCCGGCATTGAGGCACCCAAGCCGACGGCGAGCAGTGCGATTCCAACAGCAAACATAGCGCTCTCCTTAACAGAAAGATCCATTTCGAAACCCCGCCAATTTAAGCACAAGCAGGTCGCAGGAGCGGCCAAGGATTTCTCATGCCTGGAAAACAGTATCCGCTGGAGGTGCACAGCGTCGGCAGCGACACCTACATCGCGATGAGCAAGGGTCACCACGACCTTGAGGCGTTCATGGCTGAAGCCGTGAAGAAATGCCCAGGCTGGTTCCTGGGTGGCCCGCAGCACAAATGGTGCAAGACGGTGCCGGATCGATCGGGCGAGTTCGCGCACCGATACGTGTTCGTGGAGGAAGGCACGCCAGGCGCATGGCCGGCGACCTACTGCTGGGAATTCGGCGAGGACTACAAGCGCTACAACGCCGAGGTGCACCCATGATCGGCTGGCTGATTGAAGTTCTCACATACGGCGCCATCGGCGCGCTGATCGGCGCTTCGTGGATGAGCCAGCACAAGGGCGAGCAGGCGGTGCCGTGCGTTACCCACCTCCAGCGCCAGCTCTCCCCGCACGAAACCCAACCCGAACCTACACCCGCACTGGCGCCTGGGCGCTGGATTGATGAGAGGTATGAGCTGTGACGGACACTGATTGGAACGTCGCGCCCTCCGATGCAGAAGTATGGGCGCCATGCACACCCAAATTCATGGCGGGCTGGTACAAAACAGACGCTCAAGGCCGCTGGTATTACGCCAGATCCCGTAGCGCAGGCTGGTGGGCAATCGAGCGGCCATCGACGTATCGCCAGCGCCAAATGGAGCGGCGCCCATGACCGACCTAATCGAAGTGAAGACGGCAGACCTGGCCGGCGAGGCGCTGGGCTGGGCAGTTGGCAGGGCTGAAGGCCTGGACGTGTTCCTCGCACCGCCGCAGTACGGGAACCCCTGGCGTGTGTTTGCCCGGTACCAGGCCAGCGCCACCGAACACACCAAGCGCTTCAACCCTTGGGAGGACTGGGCGCTTGGTGGTCCGCTGATCGACAAGCACCACGTTCAGACAAGTTTCGATGGCGCGGGCTTCAGCCGAAGCCCAACCGGAGAGTACTGGTGCGCCTACGTCTGCAAGGCCACCGGCCAGGAAGTGCTTCCAAGCGGCGACGGACCCAGCGCGCTGACAGCCTCATGCCGAGCGATAGCACAGGCCAAGCTCGGCGATACCGTCCAAGTGCCGAAGGAGCTGATCAATGACCACTGAAGCAACCGACGTGCAGGGCCTGATGCAAGCCTGCCAGCGCGGCGTGGCTGGCAAAGGCCAGGCTATCGAAGCTGCCAACAACCTGCTGGCCGAGTGCTACGGACTGCTGGGCAAGCTGTCCACCGAGAACGAGCAACTGCGCAAGGATGCCGAGCGCAGCAAGCGCTTGCTACTGGATGCCTGCATCTCCATCGGCAGCATTGGCGAAGCGCTTGGCCTGGACATGGATGCCGACGCCGACATGATGATCGGCACAGCCCGCGATCTGATCGATGGCCTAAACCGCATCATCCAGGAATGCCCACTTGGCAGCCCTGGCTTTGCCATCGCCACCGAGGTGATGGGAGAGCTTGGCGTGCAGCAGGAGGACGAATAATGATCCTACCTCTGATGTACATGGCCTACCTGATCTACAGGGGGCCGCGACCATGAAAGCGCGCATGACCTACTGGAACGGCTACTGGTGGTGCCGGCGAATGGGCTGTACGGGCCAAGGCGCCACCATGAAAGAAGCGTGGGATGACATGTGGACTCTGTACTTCGAGGCCGTCCGCCCTGCGCGCCCGCAGACCTTCCATTCGCCGCGTGTCCGCTGCGGCTGATTCCAGCCTAACCCCTCCCCCAACCACTCAAGCCCGCCGACATGCGCGGGCATGGAGAGCTATTGCCATGCCAATCATCACCGTGACCACGACTGTTATCACTCGCTTCGACGTGCCCGAGGGCGTCGGCATCGATCTCATCCGCCACCAGGCGCTGCCAGTGCTCGGGGAAGACGACGAAGGCACAGATGCGGTCGCTGTCCTGCAGGGCTCCGCATTGAACATGCTTTTCATGGGCGCTGCTGACGCTCGATCACTTTCGGTCGAGCACTCCATCACCGAAGGCGAGGCCTGACCACCAACCTGCCGCCACCGGCGGCGTGGAGACCATCCCATGGAAACCGAGATCCTTTCGGACGAAGAGCTGGTGGTGATCACCGGCTACAAACCCCGGGCGTGGCAGCGCCGCTGGTTGAAAGAGAAAGGCTGGCATTTCGTCGAGAGCCGCGGCGGCCGGCCCCTAGTGGGTCGCCTCTACGCCCGCCAGAAGCTCAGCGGCGTGGTGATCGACACCGTGCCTGTCGCTGCAGCCCCGCCCCCGGCGCCCGCCTGGACCCCTGATTTCTCCCGAGTAAAGTGAAATGCGACCCAGAAGTACCGAGAACCGCGACCTGCCGCCGGGCATGTACCGGCGCAAGCGCACCAGAAAGAACGGAAAAGTGTGGGTTGGGTACTACTACCGCGACCAGGCTGGCAAGGAAATCCCTCTCGGTACCGACCTGGTGCAGGCCAAGCTGAAGTGGGCCGACTTCGAAGCCAAGGCCACCCCGGCCGAGCTGACGACAATGAAGGGGATCTTCGACGAGTACCTGCTGAAGATCATCCCAGGCAAGGCCGCCAGGACCCAGAAGGACAACATCTACGAGCTCAAGCAGCTGCGCGCCGTGTTCGACTCGGCACCGATCGACGCCATCACACCAGCCATGATCGCGCAGTACCGCGACTCGCGGTCGGCGAAGACCAGGGCGAACAGGGAGATTGCCCTTCTCTCCCACGTATTCAACACGGCGAGGGAATGGGGACTCACCACCCGAGACAACCCGTGTCTGGGCGTGAGAAAGAACAAGGAGAAACCGCGCGACTTCTACGCCAACGAAACTGTCTGGCAGGCGGTGTATGAGGAGGCTCCACCGGAGCTGAAGGATGCGATGGACCTGGCATACCTGACTGGCCAGCGGCCGTCGGACGTGCTGTCCATGCGGAAGGACGATATGGAAGGGATTTACCTGCTGGTCAGCCAAGGCAAGACCGGCAAGCGATTGAGGATCGTCCTGGAAGCGAATGGCGTAAGGAACAGCCTGGGCCTGCTGCTGGACCGCATCATCAGATACACCAGCCAGCACCTGTCGCCGTTCTTCATCGTCAACGAGCACGGCAAACGCATGAGCTGGCCCATGCTGCGCAACCGGTGGGCGGAGGCTCGCGAAGCTGCCAGGGTGAAAGCCGAACTGGACAAGAAGCCAGACCTGGCCAATCGAATCGCCCAGTTTCAGTTCCGCGATATCCGACCGAAAGCGGCATCGGAAATCAACGACCTGAGCGATGCAAGCGTGCTGCTGGGCCACTCAAAAGAGGGAATCACCGAACGCGTTTACCGCCGCGTCGGCGCCATCGCCAAGCCCTCGAAAGGCTGA